GTGACATTTTGAGTTTCTGTAACAAAGTGTAACAGAAAATGTAACACAAGAATCCGCTTAAAATAAGGGTTTATCGGCATTTTGTTACAGAAACCATTTTCTTTTCTCTATTTCTAAAGAAAAATAAAAATATATAAAGAAATAATAAAGAAAAATAATATATAAAGAATTTAGCGATTTTTTCTGGTTTCTGTAACAAACCTCATTTTCAGCATCAAAATATGAAAGGAAAAATCGAATATGAATTGTCCCAGATGTCATTCCGATAATGTGAATTTTCAAGTTGTATCGGAGAAACAAAAGACAGGTTGTTTTATGTTTTTGTTGTTCGGGATATTTAATCTGCTACGACCGAACAAAACTCAATCGTATGCTGTCTGTCAAAATTGCGGTAAGTCGTGGAAAGTGAAATCTTTTCCGAAAGTAAAAACAACCTCTGCTCCACCTGTTGAAACAGTCGAGGGGAATGTTAAGTTTATTAGACCCTCTCGAACGCTTTACAAAGATGTGGCTGTGAAGATTACAGTAAACGACCAGATTGTGAAGTTGGGTAACGGAGCAACAAAAGGAATTGAACTACCAAAGGGTGAACATCAGTTACAAGTGAAAATGTACGGAGCAAAACCTACATCGTACTTACTAACTGTTGATGATTTACCGATAGCGTTGACTTTTGAACGCAAAGGGAATAAAATTATAATAAATTAAACTCTAACGCATAATTGCGATGCCTTAATTGGCTCTGCGATTATGCGTTTTACTTTTGGAGGTCTTTTATGGACAAAGTAATAAACAAAATTTTTCAAAAAATAGAAAAAGAGCCGCTAAACGAACGGCTCTATGCTGACTGTTTCGATTGTATTAAGATTATTTTTCAAACCGACAAGGAGAAAGCGTTTGAATACAACGGAAAACTCCGTCAACTCTGTTTGAAAGCGAAAAAGGAAACTAAAAATTGGGATTTCATACAGTCACTCGAAGAAATACGCAAAGAGAGTTATCATCTTGAGGCGAAAGATGTGTTTGACTCGTATCTAATCTACCTCGAATGGAACAGACCGGCTAAAAAGAAGTTCTATTTACCTCGCCGCAAACAATTAAAAACTCTCGTTGAGGATTTACAAGACCTTGCCGACAGAAAAATAGACTTTTTAGGTATCTCTCTGCCACCTCGTGTGGGTAAGTCAACGCTCTGCATTATGTTTATGACTTGGATAATGGGTAAATACCCGGAAACTGCCAATGTTATGAGTGGACATAGTGATAAACTGACGGACGGATTCTACCGAGAAATCCTATCAATCATTACCGACCCGAATACTTACTTGTGGAATGAGGTTTTTCCTAATGTTCAAATTGTGGATAACTCTGCAAAGAACGAAACGATTGACCTCGTTCGTAAGAAACGATTTCCGACAATTACTTGCCGTTCAATCGGCGGTACATTGACAGGTGCAGTTGAAATCGGTGAGGACGGTATCTTGTATTCGGACGACTTGATTGAGGACTTGGAAGAATCACTCAATCCCGACCGACTTCAAGCGAAATACGATGCGTACCTTAATCAGCTTAAAGACCGTAAGAAAGACGGAGCGTTAGAGTTAATGGTCGGTACTCGTTGGAATGTGTTTGACCCTCTCGGTAGAATACACGACCAATATCAAGATAACCCTCGTTATCGTTTTAGAGTAATACCGGCTCTTAACGAAGACGATGAGAGCAACTTCGACTATATGTACGGTGTAGGATTTTCTACGGAATACTATCACGATATGCGAAACTCAATAGATGCTGCTACTTGGTGGGCAAAGTATATGGGTCAACCTTATATTCGAGAGGGATTATTATTTCCACAGGACGAGTTGAATTACTATAACGGAGTTCTACCAGAGGGTGAACCTGTTAAAAAAGCCGTATGCGATGTAGCTTGGGGCGGTGGCGACTCTCTTTCAATGCCGTTTGCATATATTTTTGGCGATAGCGTGTATATTCACGATGTTATTTTCAATACAGGCGACAAGGAAGTTACATATCCTGTTGTAGTGGGTAGGTCAAAACAACATCTGCCGAGTACAGAACGCTTTGAGGCAAACAACGGCGGTGCGGAATATGCCGACAAGGTTGACGAATTACTCCGTAAAGACGGAGTGCATATCAATATCTACTCTCGAAAAGCTCCAAATACTCAATCAAAGTTGGCTCGTATCATTCAGTATGCACCCGATATACGAAAATTCTTCTTTGTTGCTCCAAAACATCAGTCAAAAGAATATAAGCGATTTATGGCAGAGGTTACAACTTTCGTGCAAACAGGTAAAAACCCTCACGATGATGCTTGTGATAGTCTGGCGATGTTAGCTGATGAACTTTTCCACGGTGTAGGCGAAACAGTTGTGTTTAAGCGACCTTTTTAGCAAATTACTAACAATTTTGCATCATTAGTCTTGACAAATTAGAAAAATTCTAATATAATACAAGTGTATAATTGTATAAACAGGGTTAAAACACCCGATTTTTCGCATTTTAAGGCATTATTGCTTGTCCGTAAGGACTCGTAATAGTGTCTTTTTATTTTTTAGCAAAGGAGGTTAAATCGTGAGAGCCATACCTGTTAGGAATTACTTTGGTCGAACAGTTCTCTTTACTAACGAGAAAGAAATTACGGCTGATAACATCGTAAGCGTTTTACAATCCGTTCTGCCAGACTTTCAAAAGAACAAAGAAGAAACGGAATATCTTTACAATTATTTTCGAGGAAATCAGCCTATTCTCAAACGCAAAAAGAAAGTTCGCCCGGAAATAAATAATCGTGTCGTAGAAAACCACGCTCACGAGATTGTTTCTTTCAAAGTAGGTTATGAATTTGGTGAGCCTGTTCAGTATGTTCGCAGAGCGACCAATAGCGGTAAGGAATTACTTGAAAAACCGACTGCCCTCGAAAATGAGGATATGGAAGTTACTTCAAAAATTGCACTGCTTAATGAGTTTATGTTTCAGCAAGACAAAGCGACAAAAGATAAAGACCTTGCGGAATCATTTTTTGTTTGCGGTACGGCTTATCGAATGGTGTTACCTCCCGAGGTAGAAGTCCCAGAGGGCGAAAGTCCTTTCGAGATAGATACACTCGATGCTCGATATACAGGGGTTGTCTATTATAAAGGCTTTGGTAAAAAACCTCTTATGTCTATTCAAGAGGTCGAAAAGGCAGACAAGACTATCGTGTATTATTGCTACACCAATGACACTTATTATGAGATTACCGAAGATGCAATTACTTACAGTGAGGGACATTTGCTCGATTATATTCCGATAATTGAATATCCAGCGAATAATTCTCGCATAGGTGCTTTTGAATTGGTTATGAGTCTGCTCGACCAAATCAACAATGCAGAATCCAATCGCATTGACGGTATCGAGCAGTTCATTCAAGCATTTATGAAGTTCATAAATGTACGAATAGACAAGGAAACATTTGAAGAACTCAAAGAAATGGGTGCAATCGCTTTCAAAAGCGACCCTCAAACTCCGGCAGATATTGATATTGTTTCTTCGGAACTCAATCAACAGCAAGTACAAACAGTTATCGACCATTTGTATCAAATGGTGTTAATTATTTGCGGTATGCCCGACAGAAACGGAACTAACCGAACTACCGGCGATACAGGTCAAGCGGTTATTCTTCGTGACGGCTGGTCTGCGGCTGCTGCAAAAGCAAAAGATACTGAATCAATGTTCAAGTTATCGGAAAAACGCTTTTTGAGATTGGTTTTGAAATTGGTTAAGGACACAGAGGACATAGATATTCGCTTATCGGATATTGATATAAAACTTCGTCCTTGTAATACCGATAATCTTCTCACCAAGACTCAAGGTCTTCAAAATATGCTTGAGGCTGGTATTCACCCTCAAATTGCAATTACCACTTGCGGTTTGTTTGGCGACCCCGAGCAAGTCTATATTGATTCACTACCTTACATTCGTAACAAGTGGAAAACAAAGGACGAGGCTGATGCTGATAATCCTATACTCAATGAAAATGTTGATGAGGACGATAACAATATCGTACCGGCTAACAATAAGCCAAATCCTACGGAAGAATAAGGTTTCAAACGGTAATAACCGTTAAAACATACGACACAGAAGTCGCTAAAAGACAAAACGAGAGAGAACTCGACAAACGCAAAATATAGTTGCAGAGAAGCAACCGAAAAACACAGGAGGTATCTTATGGCAGATATTCAAACATTACTCGGTGAAGATTACCGAGAGGGTATGACAGTTGAGGAAATCAATGCCGTACTCGCAAATCGTCAGCTTGTTGACCCTACCACTTTACCCAAGTCGGTGGAAAAAACAGTATTTGACAAAACGGCATCGGAACTTGCGAAAGTGAAAAAGGAACTTGCCGAACTGAAAAACAGTAGTATGACAGACGATGAAAAGGTACAGGCAG